CATGACAATCCTCTGAGACCCAGACCAAAGGTCTGAGTAGCTCTTTCTGGTTCAAATGTTGGTTGTTTTTGTGTAATCTAACTTACCGCCTTCTAAAGAAGAACACCCCCGGGTTATTAGGGTCATTAATGAATCATTAGGGTCCTTAAGGGCATAGATGCATTAATGCCTCATCTATAGCCTCATCTAAATAAACATCTATAGACTTAACCTATGGTGTATTATCGTGTATATTAATAATAAACATAATAACCTAACAGAAGGGAACCATTAATGGACCCCGATAATCCTCAAGCTTTTTGTGCTCTTCAAGCTTGTGTATATTGTAACTAAACAAGGAACAACACAATGGCTAAAGTATTCGCTACTAAACTAGTAACTTTTAAAAAGAAAAAGAAGACCTCAATTGGTGGGGCAGTAAAGAAATCTTCTATGAACAAATCAAAGAAAGCTAGCTATAAGAAAACTCGCGGTCAGGGTTAATTCCGCTACACAATAATAAAATACTAAGGAGCCTACAATGGCTATTAACTTACATCCTGGACAGTCTCAAATCATTAATGACTTGTTCGTAAAGAAAGAAGCAAGATACGCAGTAGTCTGTGCAAGCCGTGGTTTTGGGAAGAGTTTTTTAGCGGCAACTGCGGCTATCTTAGCTGTCCAAGAACTAATTAATCTGCCAGCCGATGTGCCTAATAAGAATGTGGCTATCATTGCTCCCACTTATGCTCAGTGCGTAGATATCTACTATCCCTTGATTGCATATCAGTTAGGATTGGCAGAGCATTGTGTAAAAATGTCTTCCCACAGCGGGACATTCTGGCTTCCTAACAATGTCATACTGAAACTCTGGTCCTACGAAGCATCGTCACGAATGCGAGGTAGTGGCCAATATTTTGTTGTGTGTGACGAAACGACATCTTGGAGAGGCGCAGGTTCTACTGCTAAAGAGACATGGGAGTCTGTTGTGCAACCTTGCATAACCACTCGTTGGTCAGAACAAAGTGCAAAAACACACGGAGCACCAAGCCCCGGTCGTGCCCTTATTATTTCCACTCCACTTGGCTTAGATTACTTCTATGAGCAATATAATTTCCAAGAGCGTGACCCAGATTGGAAATCATATAGATTCACCTACAGAGACAGTCCATATTTGGACCCTCTGGAGATTGAGAAGACAAAGCATACCATTGATGCCCTCAAGTTCCAACGAGAATACGAAGCTTCCTTCGAGGACTCTGGTAATACTGTTTTCTATAACTTTAATAGAAGCGATAATGTTCAACAACTGGATTACTTTGAAACCAAGGAAGATGTTCATGTTGCAATTGACTTTAACGTGGGTATCATGGCAAGTGTGGCCTTTGCTGTTAGAGGAGGGCAGATCCATGTTCTCGATGAGTTCCAGGGTCATCCTGATACTGAGACCTTAGCGAAGCATTTAGCTGAGAAGTATAAGGGCCATAAGATCATCACGTATCCGGATCCGAGCGGTCGAGCGAGGAAAAGCTCAGCGGCGGTAGGAAGGACCGATTTCTCTATTTTAAAATCGCACGGTTTAACTACCTTAGCAAGGTCACGAGCACCAGCAATAGCTGACTCAGTTCAAGCAGTAAACAGAATGCTTAAAACCGCTGATGGGAAAGTTCATTTTTACGTTGCGCCGAATTGCGTTAACACGATTAAGTCTATCGAGCGAACTTCTTGGAAGGAGAATAATCCAGAGGCCCTGATTATTGACAAGACAGAAGGAATCGAGCACTGGACAGACGGTATCAGGTATGCTGTTGAATACTTATTTCCTGTAAGAAGTCACACTTCAAGTGTAAAAAGGGGCTTTTCTTTCTAAAATAAAATAACGCCTTCTAAAGAATAACTAACACCTAACTAAACAAGGACTTAATAGAATGAGAGATAAAGACTACCTGCTGGAAAGAGCAGGTGTGACAGGGTATAATAAACCCAAGCGCACTCCTAATCATGCTACTAAGTCTCATGTAGTTGTTGCTAAGGAGGGTGATAAAATTAAACTAATTCGCTTCGGAGCACAAGGGGCAAAAGGCTCGCCTGATGGCTCCGCAAGAAACAAAGCCTTTAAAGCCAGACATGCCACGAATATCGCTAAAGGTAAAATGAGTGCGGCTTGGTGGGCTAACAAGGTAAAATGGTAAACACAACGCTAAAGGGAACTACAATGAGTAACACACCTCCTCAAATAAGCGAAGATACCCAATTAACTTTAAATCTAAAAACAATAGCAATCATTATTGGTTTCACAGTAGTATTAGCCACAGGATATTTTAATCTACAAAGCGAGATAGATTACGCGGCGGCTCACCCCCAGCCCTCAATAACTAAATTCGAATTCGATATCAGTCAAGAAGCAATTAAACAAATAGTGCGCGAGACTCAAGAGCATATCAGAGATGGGCACACGACCATGTTTATGCAATTGACTTCAGAGTTTGAAGAAGCTATTGAAAAGTCAGAAAATAGAATTATAGGTGAAATAAAAGATTTAGAAAGAAAATAACTAAAACAGAGGAGAATTGTATGCCAGCAGGTAAAGGTACATACGGAAAGAAAGTTGGAAGACCCGCAACTAAGAAAGCTAAGACTCATGTAATGCCAGATGGTCGCATTATGAAAGGCGCTAAGCATAAGGGCAAAAAGAAGTAAAACTCAACGGTGGTGTAGCTTAAGCTAAAGCAGACGATCTGATAAACGTCAGATAGTGGTTTAATTCCACTCATCACCCTCTAATTCCTGATAAAAAATAATAAGCATATAGATAATATAAATACTGGAGTAACACATGGCTTTAATTGAACAAAAATTCATTGCAGCTGGAACTTACTTCAGTGCTACAGGCTATGTAAGCTCTAGCCTTCCTGGTACCATATCTGACACTTTAGGTGGTTCTCAAAATAATAGTCTTACAGACTTATATGCTAACTCTACTTGTAACGGCTTTTACTTAAACACCAGTTCAAACGTACTTACTTTAAGTATAAACGATGTTTCCGGTAATGTTACTAATAGTGGTTGGGATACTGTAACTATTGGCTCAAATACATTTAACAGAGCAGACGCTACGTATTCTGTTACTGGCTCGACAGACAAGTGGGAATGGAGTGGCGCTTCTGGTACTTTTGTAAATGGAAGTAGTTATTCTGTTGAGTTTAGGACCACGCCTGTTTCTGGTTTAACAGAAGAGAAATTCATTGCAGCTGGAAGTTACTTCAGTGCTACAGGTTATGTAAGCGCTAGCCTTCCTGGTACCATTTCTGACACTTTAGGTGGTTCTCAAAATAATAGTCTTACAGATTTATATCCTAATTCTACTTGTAGCAACTTTTACTTAAACACCAGTTCAAACCTACTTAGTTTAATTATAACAGATGTTTCCGGTAATGTTACTAATAGTGGTTGGGATACTGTAGATATTGGCTCAAATACATTTAACAGAGCAGACGCTACGTATTCCACTTCTTCTAATAATCACAGGTGGGACTGGAGTGGTGCTTCTGGTGCTTTTGTAAGTGGAAGTAGTTATTCTGTTCAGTTTAGAACCAATTCTTCTTCTGGCTTATACGGATTTAAAGTCTGGGATGCTAACGGTAATGTCCGGTTAGACACTTCTAATAGAGAATTTAGATATGTTGCTTTCTACACAGGAACTGTCTCAGCTAACAGCTCACTGAATGTGACTGTATCAGGTATGACAAATGACGGTACTTGGGGTTTAAACGAGACACAGGGTAGCAGCCTTGACTTGGAAATTGGCATGGGTACTAATAAGTTTACCCTTACTAATAATAGCTCTTCTTCTGCGGCAAACTACAACGTACAGGTGTTTAAGACATGAGTTTCGGCACACTTATAATAAATGAATCAGGGTTTGTACAGATCGATGGAACGTACGATAACATATCTGCGTTTGCCACCGGTAGTGTCACCCGCAGCTACGCCAACAGCAGTGGTCAAGAGGTCGTAAATAAGGTAACCTTCCCCACCAACACACCTAACGACTACTTAATCTTTGTTAAACCTTCTGCTCAAACCACTACTAGGCAAGTAACTTTGGCTGTGTACTCTGACGGATTCGCCTTTTTTGCACCTTGGCAAGCTAACGCTAGTTTTTCTCTCGATTATTTTATAGGCGTACGGTCAGAAGATATGCCAACTAACAGCAACCCCGATTTCGGATTTGAAGTTTACAAAAGCAATGGAGACCAAGCGTTCAGCTCTAATAACGCTAACTTTATGATTTCAGCAGTGTCTTTTGACAACTTAAGCGCTGTTAACAACACACCTGCTGCTTTCTCTGTATCCTCAATGAGTGGTGTATATACTCTTATGAGTGGTAAAAACTATATAGGCAGAAGCCCAGCAGGTTTTCCTTACTACTCCACTGTCTACTCCTTCTTTCAGGAATTTAACTTTGCTAATAACACGATATCAGGTAAAATAACACCGGTCACAGCTGCACCCCCAACCCAAGGTGGTTCGTTCGGTGGTGGGTTTAAAACAAACTTAATTGGAA